ACCATGTACGCCACGCTGGAAGCAGCGTAAAGTGAAATACATCTGAAATTTGTGTCGTTTTAGCCCACACAGATTCTCCCACAATCACTTTTGTATCGTTCCTTTCAGCCTTGTAGCAGGATAATTTGAGTTGTTACGTATATTGGCAATTTCTTGTTTTATCCGGTCGATTTCTCCCAGTACTCTCATCGCTTCCCTTAAATTCTTACGTAACGTCTGCTTCTGCTCATCTGTAAGCTCTTGTATTTTCATGATTCGTATCTATCTATGGATGTACTTACCTTACAATTAAAAGTTTGTACCGTCATAATCCACACAAACGCTCTCACAGATTACCTTCGTACCGTTCCATTCGTCCTTGTAGATACTGGTATCAATCCCTACCCCAGGTTGAAACGTGTACCCTGTATCATTAACAAACTTCTGGTACTTGGCTGTCTGTACTGAAGCGTCATAGTACCTATGGCCTGAGTACTTGAACCCTGCTGAACCTTGCGGAACAATCCATACACCATATGAGGAAAAGTTACTGGCATGTTCAATCACCTTGTATTCAAACTCTGAGCCTGTATAACGGCCTGTATACGCTTCTGATGTGTTGATTTTTCCGAAAGGTGGATTGCCGTAGGCAACGTCATAGAAACGGTCTGGGGTGTACTGGAGAGCGTCACCAGTGATCCATTCCGCTTCTGGTAGTACCCGCTTCCCGATCATTACGTACTCTGGATTGAGTTCAACACAGGTAATGTGTGTTGGGTTGTTCCTTAAGTACTGGTAGTAGCTGAGGCGACCGATACCCGCACATAGTTCGATACAGTCACCAATGCAACCAGCATCAAGTATGAAATCCCATGCGAGCATTTCAGGTGTAAAGAAAGCACCAGTAGCACCTATACCATCGCCTTTGTAGTTGTTGAAGATAAACTCTTTATCGTCTTGAGTTAGTTCCTTATCAGAGTGGATGAGTTCCATTACTTGAATGTGTAATGCTGATTCCTTTTTTGTAATTCTTGCCATAAAATACCCTTGTACAATTTCCGTACAGGTATTTAGGGGATTTGCTATGACTGAAGAACAATTCAAGCGTGACTACCCGAAAGATCAGTACAACTACGTCCATAAAAGCAGTAGGACTAAAGGACCCATGGGGGAAACTGAAATTGATGTTTATGACATTGTTTCAAAGGAAACAGGGAAAGTTGTGCTAACAGCTACACGCACAGAACATACCCAGATACGAGGACTAAAAACCACTACCAATTGGGATTGGTAAAAATAAAGCCCCATGAAGGGGCTTTAATTCAGCTACCACCAACCATAATCAATAGCACTTGGAGTAGTTGTCCTAATGGTACTTGGATAACCACAATACCAAAAGCATCCAGTACTGGTACTATGATCCAGTTATAGAGAATGATTAGGGTGATCACAAAGCCAAGAGCATTACGCCAATGGAATGATACCTTTTCAATCTCTTCTTTGTTAGTTTCTATCTGCCCTTCGGCATTTGTTTTTTCTACATCTGCTTGAATAGTTTTTCTCTTAATGAAAAAATCCATACCCTTTGATAGTAGTTCTAGTATTACACCAATCATAATTAGTCCTTATTGTATTTGGCAAACACAAGAAACTACGCGATGACCCTTAAATATGTGGTTGTAAGATAATAGTACCTTTACTTCTACTTGTTCTTTCATTAGTTCAACCATCAATGCATCATCTTCATTTACTTTAGGTGTTGTATGATGATGAAAGCTATATACGACTAAATCACCTTTTGTTTTATCTACTTTCTTTTTTATGAGCTTACTACCAGATAGTGCTTTATCATATGGTAATGTTACACTTACTGGTTGGATTGTCTGAAAAGAAAAATCTGTTAGTACAGAATGATCATAACATGGGAAATTTTCTAAGTTATCCATCTTACTTCCTCCAACGGTAATCAAACGTACCGCGTAATGTTCTTAATTGTTCTATTACTTGCTTCTCGGTTTCATCATAGAAATCAAACAATGGTTTTCTACCAACGGAACCATAATAACCAATCACCCTCTGTTCACGTGCCAGTTTAGGATTACGTTTAGAGGATTTCTTGGTAGTGTCGATTAAGTACGTGTTACCGTTCCTACTCTTCACCTTTTTGTATTTATCACTCTTGGTTCTTGAACGTAGCTGTGTAATGTTACCTTGCTTAGTTAACTTAGCATTGTGGTACGGTATAATCTTACCTTCATTAACACGTTTATATGCTGGTTCAAGAATGTACTTTAGATATGATGCTTGATTAGGTAGTAGAATGATTTGGTTTACTGTCTTGAACTCACTTATCTTTCTAAAGTTAAAGTACATACTCTTTCCAGTAAACGCGACACCACCACCCGCAACATCATTATCAATCTTTCTTTGAATGTGCTGTGTAACAATACGCATACGGCTACTTAATTCTTTCTTAAATTCTTGTCCTATCTTTGGGCTATTCTTGTTAATGAATCGCTTCATATCATTAGGGCTATTGCTGTTTCTCCAAGCCATACCGATTCCTTAATTTAGTATTTCATATAATGATTGAAGGATTCCACGAATACGCACAGCATCTTTCCCAGTTGGTAATCTTGCCTTATGAATTACGGCAAGGTTTAGATTACCCGTTTTTAATCCTTCATTTATGATTAATGCTGTCTCTACAAAAAGTGTTTCTTTCATCGAAGGGAAAGCCCACAAGATGGTACGAGTATAATTCAGACCTTCTTCAATCTTGGAATTAACTATCTTTGAACTTGAACTGTACTCACGCCATCCGTTTTCTATTGAATTATCTTTTAGTTTCTTAATGTCCTTGACTCTCTTGTACATCTGTTTGCTACCTATGTAGCTTGTGTTATCTTCAAATTGGAACAAATACACGAATCCTACATAACTACCGTTTGTTAATTCCTTCTCACTCCAATCTTCGTTGTATTGCCATGCTTCCATATAAATACCTTATAAAAGTTATCATAAGGTATTTATTCAATGGATATAAAAACACGACTAATAGATTATGAGGGATCACGAGCATATCAAACACGTATGGGGTACTTTAGAAACAACAAGTATTATCCATATAAGGATAGTGAAGGGTTCTTAACCGTAGGATTCGGGCATAAAGTACTACAAGGTGACAATTTCATTAATGGTATTACTGAGATAGAAGCACTTCACCTACTTGGTAAAGATATTGCTATAGCAGAAAGCCAGCTAAGTAAACTTAACCTAATCATTCCTAAAGATTGGCAAGACTTCATGATTATCATGATTTTTCAACTTGGCCTATCTGGAACGATGAAGTTCAAAAAAATGATTCAAGCACTACGTGATGCCAACTACCCCGAAGCAATTAAACAAGCAAAAGATAGTTTATGGTATCGTCAGACACCAAATAGAGTTAATGCGATGATCGCACAATTAACCAACAAATAATAAAAAGGGATAGTACCGTAATTGATACTATCCCTTTTTTGTTACTGCTTTGATTGTTCAAGAATCGTAATAATTCGCTCAAGTTTGATATCCAATTCGTGAATTTGAATTTCAAGATTTCGCAAGGTTTCTTTCATCTTGTCTTGTTCGTCGCTTAGACGTGTAATGTTACTATCTTGTACCGCAATGGTAGTTTCAATATCAGATACACGACTTAGTAAGTCATTAGTATCTTTTGTATTGTCACGGAAAATAGTATATATCAGCACTAAACCACTAATAACCAAAGCAAGAATTGTTCCCATACCCATTTAGTACTTCCCTATTTTATATTTTGGTAATAGTATTTATTACGCATTATATAAAGGCTGATCACCAGCACGATATAAGAATGATGACCAGTTAGCGGGAACATTAAGTGAAGCAATACCACTACGTGATGTTGTACACATTACATATATATAATTCCAGTTACCACGACCTACAGGCGGTACATATATAGAATTCAATCTGAAAGATGTAGAACTACCACCGTTACCAGCGTCATAATAATAGAGATTAGTTAAACCGATTCCATCACCCCCCATACGAATATAGAAGTATTGACGTTCATATGAGGTTAAACCAATTGATAAATCACTATCAAAATAACGTGGAAAATCTTCACCACGTATACGCAACGCTATATAGTGTTGGTTAGCTACTGGATTTAATGCGGCCTGCCCCCCTGATACAGTCTTAGAGCCAAAGATAAATGGTACAGGGTTGATACCAGTTGATTGTGGACGGCAGATATCACCTACGATACGTGCGGCACTTAGAGTACCAAGAATGTTACAGTTTTCATTGATAGTAACGTTATTCAGTACACCAGATGTTGCCTGTATATTTCCACGTACAGAAACGTTACCAAACCAGGCATTACCATTTTTATTGATAGCCCAACCATTCACACCATCCCAATTACTGGATTGTATCTGCTGGCTAATCTTCGCTGAGTCGATCACACCGTCCATGATGTGGGCGTTACGGATTGCGGCATTGGCAATTTTAGTATTGTCGATTGCGGCATCCTGAATTTTCGCACGGGAAACGGAAAGGTTATTTATCATAGCCTCATTGATGCTCGCTGATGCTATCACCGCTGAGTTGATATAAGTCTTACCACCCTGAACCACAAACGGATATACCCTGTCTGATAGCTTGGCACTGTCTGTACTGATGATGCTAAAGCGATCCGCCATAACGGTAAACACTGATGTTTTTTCATCTGCGGCTAAGGCAATGCCCGTTACGTTACCGTTGTTTGATACCTGTAGCTGCCAGCGTGAACCAAGTTCATCTACGATCTGTTTCTCAACAATGCCAGTAGCCGTATCACTGTTAAGTAGGCCATCAATAACATCTTCGTTCAATTTGCTGTATGGAACCTTCGTGTTCTGGTTAAAACCGATAGTAGGCGACCATACCAATTCATCCTGTCCGAACACGTCATAGGCTGCTACACGTGCGAACCATGAACCATCTAAAATTCCAAATGATGCTGAATAGCGGTTAGCACTGCTAAAGTACTTCGACCCTGAGCTAAACCCCTCATCAAGTGCGATTTGTAGAACGATTCCCGCATAATCCGGTACGTTTGATTCTGTCCAGTCGATGAACACAGAATCATAACCACTCTTCAAATTGATACCTAACAACTGTGGATGCTGTGGGTTACTAACTTCAATCTGAACTTCTTCACTATAGATACCAGTACCCCAACCATGAGCGATGATCCCAAACACACGGTAACGGCTAAGGCCATCACTGGTATTCATTGAATATGAGTACGTCCAGTTGCTTGTAGTGGTGTAGTACGATGTGATGTAGTTCCTGTATCGATCATACACACGAATTTCATAATGTTTGAAGAAATCAGCAAATGTTTTACCATTTACGGCTATGTTAGCCTGATCATCCCAACGTAAAATAAAATCCTGAGCATAAGTCTGGTTTAAACCCACATCATCATTCACCATATCAAGGTTAGTAATCTTCGGTAATGCGAATATAACTTGTGGTGTTTGATTATAGATAGCTACTAATTCCGATGAATAACCTAATGTGTTATACGCCTCAATAGCAAAATCGTACTGTACACCATATAGAAGATTTAATATCTCAAAACTCGTAGAGTACTGCCCTACGTTACCAATGCTGATCCAAACACTGGAATCACTGCGTTTATAACGAATCTTATAACCACGTACAGTTGTATCCTGACTAAGATCCCATGTTAATAGAACGGTGTTACCTGATGCCGTTGCCCCTAAACGTTGAGCCTGTAGATTACTTGGCGGTTCTACGTATGTTGGGTTAGGTAGATTGGTCAAACCTTCCTGGGGGAATTGTCCCGGATCTTTGCCTTGATAGATACCATCATCATATGAAATCGCGGTGATCTGGATAATGCCTGCTTTATCTACGGTCATTGGTACAGTACGTTGAATACATCTGTACTTGTTATTACTAAATCCAGCTTCTTTAAAATCAATTGTAAACACATCATATACTTTCATATCTGTTACATAGGTATTGAAAGTAATTGTATTCGTAATGTACTTAGATTTTAGCAATTCAATATTACTAAGAATAGCAAGCTGATTTTTGTCCTGTACCCAAAGATAGTTTAAATCCTTCTTGATAATATAACCATCTTTAGCAATGGTAGCGTTACTAATGGCATCACTTGGATAACGGATAATATCTTGCGAATAGTCATTACCTGGGTTTGTATAGGTGCTATCCATTGTATTAAAATATTCAGACTTAGAACCTGTAGTAATGTTCACACTACCAAGAATATTAGTTTCATCAAAGTGTACACTTGGAATATCAGGAGCATCAACGGTTAGATAGTACTTACCGTTTGATTCATAAAGTACACCACCAAATGTTTGTAGAATATTTTCAATGTTTTCCTTAAAGGATTTATCATATTGTATATTACCATTGGAATAGAAATGATTCTGAGCACAATAGTTTGCCATATTACGGAAACTGGTAATATCAATATCATTAGGATCAAGGCCGAATCCAAACTCTGTATTAGTGATAAAGTCATATAATTGGCTTGGTGGGTTTGAACTTGGTTTACGTACATTATCAGTTAAGTCATAGATCATACGTCCACGCATTTCTACCGATAATGTATAGTTCTGGTTCGTTAGAATCCCATCAATCAATGAATCGTTGGTTTTTTTGATTACGGTACAGATCTGTACAAGACCATCACCACGCATGTTGTCAGTCCATTGACTACCGCCATATTGACGGGCAAGCGTCATAGAACCGCCGTAGGACGGCTTACCGAAACGTACTTCAATCTGTAGGTATTTGCGGTACTTCTCAATCATCATTGAGGTAGGTACGATCCCTTCTGTGGTGATGTACGCACCATCCATGAGTACCGGAGCATTATCAAAATAGATCTGCTTGATTACACCTTGTGATTGTTCCCCTGGTACTTGCCCGATTTCACCAATACTGATAGCGTGAATCGTACATAACTGGTTTGATGTACCACTGTAAACATTCTGCCAAACCACAATAGAACCTAATTTGTTATAGGCTACTTCTGTTGCGTTACGGTTAGAACCACCGTATGAAATTGGGATACCAGTACTTGGCGATGTTGATCGGGCGTTATTGCTTCCTGTACTTGGGTATGATACCCCCATTTGACCTACATTCATCATCTGTGATGAACTGATGTAAGATAGTGCTGCTGTACCAATGCCTATAGCTATTACTGCTGCTAAAGCTAAACCTGCTGCGTATGCCGCTGCTGCTGCTGATGCCCCTGCGATAATAGCTACGGCTACTGCTGCTATTGCCATAGTTATTCCCCTTTGAATCTATATATTTTGTCTTTCTCATTTGGGATAAATTGAGATACGATATAATTTGTTTTATCCTCTGATAAAATAATGACTTTCCCACGCCAATAAACAGTACTGTGACCTGATGAAATAATAATATCCCCATCAAGTGGTTTTGTTACTAATTGGCCTTTGTCTTTACACAATAGAAGTAAGGTAGAATAGCTACAGTTATCTTTAGCATATTTTCTACCTGCTGTTGGTGATGTGTATTTTTGAAAGATTTCATCACGGTAATTACTGCCAGTGATCATATCAATTACTGTTAGCACCATGATATGACAATCATTAGTACCGTACACTAATGGTTCACCAACTAAACCACTTAGGTACTCTGTTATAAATCCATTTTTCATTATTTCTTGCTACTCTTCCAGAATTGTTCTGAACTATTTAGTATGCCAATTAGGTCAAAGAACTTATCACCAGTATGTAATGATTGGTGTACTGATGTACTGGATAGCAGGCGTTGTGTTTGGTCTAACTTCTTCCACAATGAATTTAGATTTACTGTTGTTTCATTAGTTGTATTACCTGCTGTGTTGTTGAAGTCTGAACTAAAGTAATCAATATAACCACTAAACATACGATAGGCATATAGGATTCCCCCTGTTGCTGGGTTAACAATACCCATCCAGATATTAACTTTGGCATCATTCCATAATCCACGTAATGCCATAGATAGATAATCCTGGCTTACGTTACTTACTTTCAATGAAGTACCGTTATTGTTAATTTGGTTCTTTTCTACATAGTTAGCAAAAGATGAATCAAGGAAATCAGGTACGGACTTATAATTAATACCATTATAGTTCTGATCGGCTATAGCATCAGTTAGATATATGTTACTTCCAGTTGCTGGAAGAATATCAATCAACTTAACCATAACCCCACATTGATAGAGTTCTTTTTCTGTTAGAACGGTTTTGTTATCGCCACGTGTAAGATTCCAGTACGCGATAAGATCCGCATTAGTTAGTACATTGCTTGGAATTGACATAAATTAACCTCTGATGTTTTCGGTTGCGTTTATTGTCACTTCCATAATGTTTGTACTTGGCATTTGGTATGCTGCGTTCTGTGGTGTAAGAATAAATGAACCTTGAATTTTGTCATATTTCATTACTTCCCCAAGTTGGATGTTTTTGATTAATCCAGGGAAGATAGTAATCACGTTGCCACTGTTGGCTATGATTCGATATAGTTTCTTGTGTCCGGTAAACTGAACTACAGTACCAACCTCAAGAGTATTAGCATTAACGGCAATTGATGTTGCCCCCGCTGTCCTTGCTGCTGTTGCCTGTACTTGTGATGCCTGAGTACCGTTATAATCTGACCACCAACCAAGAGATATATCAAACGGTCTACCTTGACCATAAAGAGCATAGAAGTTAGCAAGTTCAGCACGGTTCATCTTGTTTAGAGTGACTTTAAAACTAAGTGTGAAGTACTGCGAACCTACAACACGTGTAATAGTTTCACCTGTCCACGTCTGGTTTTGATAGTGCGGTATATTGTCCGTTAACATGAACTCACTGATAAGAGCGTTATTTAACATATTATTATTCCTTTAAAAGTTAGCCCACAACCCATGTGGGCTATATGATATTTATACGTTATTCTTCTGAGATTTACGTGTTGCCTGAACAATAGTATCGGCGTGTTTATCACACATCTTTTGAAAATCAGAATCAGAAATCTGACCATTACTATTAATAATTAACGGTGCGTCAATTTTAATATCACCAGTACCGCCACTATCTTGATTACTGAGATACTTAGTTAGATCCTGGTTCAATGATTTACCTACTACACGTTCACCCTTTTCAAGATTGTATGTACCAGTACTTGGTAGTGAATCCCAGCCATCATGGGCTTGACCCTGAATAGTTGTACCTTTGATAGTACTGACCAGTTGAGCACCCTGTGCGGCTACCTGTAGACCTGCTGCGATCCCCATAGGCCAACCAAGTTTGATAGCCTCGGATATGCCCTGCTGGATGTTGATTACTGCCTGAGCAATAGCAATACCTTTACTCACGGCAAAAGCTGCCTTAGCCGCTGCTGATGATTCACCGAACACGCCAGCCATGATAGTTCCTACATCACCCGCACCAGTAGCCCACATACCTAAAGTGTTTGATAGTGCGTCTGCGGTTAATCGCCCACGTTTGATATCGGCGTTGGCCTGAATCGCTGTTAGCTGATCCTGGTACTCCTGGAATCCAATTACTTTGGCATCGTATAGTGCTTTAGCCCCATCCTGGTTCTCTTGCTGTTCAGTGCTTACTTGCTGTACTTTCGTTGGATCTGGTGAGAAGTCTAACGGGTTTGTATACCCTAATCCCTGGCTTGCTGTGTCACCTGTCCACGTCTTACCCGCTGCTGCTGCTTTGGCCTTAGCCTCTGGTGTGGCATTCGGATCACTGGCAATTGCGGCAATATTTTGTGCTTGTTTTAAACGGTCTGTTTCAGCAAGCATTTCATCAACCATAGTTTTGTACTTAGTCGCACGGCTTTTATATTGCTGATCTAACATTGCTGTAATTTCAGTTTCACTCTTGCTAATTTACCTGCTGTACTGATACGTTTTTCAATTTCATCTTGTTCATAGTTGAAACGAGTAATACGTATCTGTGCTTCATTAGTACCGATCTGTGATAAGGTTTGTTCTAATAGTGCTTTTGCTCTTTTAGTTTGTTCATTAATCTTATCTTGTGCGGCTTGTGCTTTCTTGGCTGCTGCTTCATCTTTCTTTGCTTTATCTTCACGTGCTTTATCTTCATCGGCTGTTAGGCTTTTTACTAACTTCTCACGGTTAGCTTTATAACCTTCATCAAGTTTAGCTAAATCGGCATTCATTGCCGCTTCATCACCTTTGTAAGCACGTGCTAAAGAATCTTTAATCGTTGCTCGTAGTTGTTGGTGAGTCGCATCAAGAGTATCAATCTGTGCTTGTGTCTTTTGCTTAGCTGATAGATAAGGTTTCAACGCTGAATCAATAACGCTTTTATCTGAACCCTTGTTATATTGCTCTTGTTGTTTGGCTAATAGATTATGTGCGGCATCAAGATTTGCTAAAAGATTTTCAAAAGTCTTGTTATTAGCTTCTTGTTGCTTCTGCTGTTCTTCTACCACCTGAGCACCATAGATAGACGAGTTTTTCTGAATCTGTTGTTGGTACTGTTGTTGGTATTCCTGTACTGCCTGTATACCCTGCTTACTCGTAGCTGCTGCGGCTGCTGCCACTGGCTTACTGTTGAGTATCTTAGTCATTAGATCAAGAATATCAGCAAGACTTTTAGCAACAGGGGCAAGTGTTGAATTTCGCCACGCATCCCACGCTCTTGATAGATTATTAGTTGCCGTTCTATATTCTTCAAATTGTCGTGATTGCTCTGCTGTTAACTGAATAGTTTCATTAGCAAGGCTATTTTGGTACTCTTGTTCAGTACTGAATTCTCTATATACAGTCATGCGTTTAGTAGCATCGTTAGCTACGGTTTCCATCATCTGTACAATCTGAGCCTGACTAAAGCCCATTTGTTTAGCTTGATAGTAAATCTTAGCAATAATATCTTCACCGCTTTCTGCTGCTTTCTGTAACTCAAACATATTCAATTTCAATGGTTGAATTACATCGGTTAGCATAGAACCAGCGTTATTAGTGATTGCATCGCCTAACTTGTCCTTAGCATCTTTCATCTGATCGGCTACTTGATCCATAGTTAAACCTACGGACGCAAACATATTAGCCGCCTGTTGGATCTGTACTATGCCAGTTTGTGATAATGATGCTGCCTGAAAGACTTCAAACGCCTTTTCTGATTGTTCTTGTACGTTGGCTAATGTGGCGGCAATGGCGATACCTGCGACCCCTACCGCACCAGCGAAACCAGACATAGCTTTAGCCGTGGTTGATAGTCCGGTGTTGAAATTACCGAACACCCCGCCAGCACGATCCCCAAAATCACCTATATCATTTGCTGCGTTTTTTAATGATTTTTGTAGTCCAGATTCATCACCTGTGATTTCAAATATCATTGATTGTTTATTATTGTTTGCCATTTGGCTTTACTCCCATCCAATTAAGCATGTTTGCTTTTTGTTGATCTGCGATCTTCTTCTCCCTTTCTGCGTGTTGTTCAGCTAAGGTTTTATTTGAAATGATGTTCAATGAATCGAGTTCATAGATACTAAATTTCGGTATATCTTCTTTCTTGATATTGCCAGTACTTAACCATATTGCTTGTAATAGTTCTGTATGCCTGATTTGTTCAATTTGTGATGAATCAGGATCAACCGATTCTTTGAATATTAATAGGTAGAAGAAAAGCAAAACGGGCATAGTGTAGAGATCATCCACACTACACCCGCTGTTATACAATAAAGATAGTGATAGTCTGAGAATCGGATCGCGTCTTACTTTGCCTCTACATCCTCAACATTAAAAGATTTGGCAAAAACTTTACCGATCTCGGCATTTAGTTTTAGTTGTACTGTTAAATCAACATTCTGTTCAACTTGTTCAGGTGAATCAAAAATCTGTTTACCACTTTCATCAACAACACAATAGAAGATCGCTTTATATGGATCTGAAACTTCTGCATGTTGAGTAATTGAAGGTAGTTTGATGTATACGGTACATTCTGGTGTTAGTTCTACTGGTGTTAACTTCACACCAATAGCTGTCATAAGATTAGTAAAATCCATTTCGCTTTATCCTTGTTAGTGGGTTTGTAGTATTTAGTACTTA